ACCATTCCCATTCTTTGTGTCTTTACTATTATGATTAAGGCATACGCCTGTTATTCTTTTAGATAATTTACCTGTTACACCACCGGCAACCAATTTGTATGGAGGGTCAGTTACTATTAAATCTATACTCTTGTCTGGTATATCCTTCATCAACTCCAAGCAATCTCCTTTCAATAATTTGATTTGTTCGTTCATCGTAAAATTGGATTTCTGTAATATAGTTGCGGACTAATAAATTTTGTACCTAATTTCGGTACACCCTTGCTCTTCTTCGATTTTATCTCAAATATCATCCTCATTAACATGGCTTCTATAAAGTCAGGTGAATGTCCCACCAGTTTCTTCATATCCGCCTTTTTGATTAATGAAAATCCCTTATCCCAAGCCGTTGTATTGGCTTTAATGGCCTTACGTTCATCCATCAATATTTGTCTTAGGTGAACGTTTCTATTCTTACCTGTGTCAAACCTGTATTCAAGTAGATGTGGTTCTATTGATATTTCTTTATTGATAAGTTTCTTGGCAAAAAGATAAGCAGCTTGTGATTTGATTGTATCGTAAAGTCCCTTATCCTCTTCGGCAACAGATTCTCTGTTATTAAACGGTACTGCAGATTTGAAATAACCTTTAAAGATTTGTCCTATACCGTTCAAGTCATAGGTGAAATTCTCCTCATTTACCTTCCATTCTTTAAGCTTGGCCTTAACGACATCTACCGTGTCTTTGGAGTCCTTACGGCAAACAAACAAATCTTTAATATGCCATCCTACCCAAAGAATCATCACGAGATTATCACCGCCTTCAAATGCTGCATCGAGCGACACCCTTCTCACGCCATCTCCTATTTGTTGAGGATTGTTGAAGAAGTTCTCCATATCCTTTATTTTAATCATGTCGTCACCTACCGTTTTGAAGTGCCAGTTACCTCCTAAGTCTCTTGCTCGTTGTTCTTCGGATTGTCCTGCAAGGTTGGCAAGATAAGTCGGGTCTGATCTTAGTAGTTGTATATTATCGGCTAATTTAGCCTCAACGAACGTAACCGATTTAACAAATAGGTCAGCCGGAGAGCCATAAATCGAATAAGAATCGAGCCAATATTTATCGATGATACTTTTACATTGCTCGTAAACCTCCTCTTTGGTATCGCCCCAGTATATGTCTTGTACCTCATCACCATCCATAAAACAATACCTTACCACACCATCCCTTTCTTTGATTGGTAATCCGTCTTCGCCTATCCACCAATCGATAAATTTGGCTACCCATGAATCTGGGTCTGGATTACACGTACCTATAAATCTGTTCTTTATACTGTAAGCATTACGATTATTTGTGATGAGATATTTGAATTTATTATACTCCATGTGTGTGATTTCATCGACACCTATATAAGCATATTGTTTACCTTGCATACGAATTTTAAATTCTTCATAAGGGTCTGAATAATAACTAAATTTTAACATAGAGCCCGAACTGAAATTCCATGTCATATCCGCTTTCGAGCGGTTATATGTACCGAAGTCAGAGTACCATTTAGAAGATAGATCGATTATATCTGATAAGTCGTCAATCTCTCTTCGAAAAATAATTGCTCTAAAATTCTTATTTTCATAATCTTTTAACACCTCTAAAAGCAAAGCTCCCGTTTTACCGCCGCCGCGGGAGCCGCCCCCGATGATAATATCAGCTCCTGATTCCAATATATTCTCTTGTCCGCCACGTTGTGCAATAATCTTATAAGGGTTACGTTTCTTTTGGTCATCCTTACGTAATTTGTCTATATACTCGTAAGAATAAACTTCTTTTCCTTTATACAATACGTCAGAATAAATATCCATAAGCATTTTATAGGGATGAAATCTCCCGTTTGTTATTATTTTTACAAAAATAGTAAAAATTTTTCACTTATTGTTTGTTAATACAAAATTAATCCGTATATTTGCAACAAATATAGAAATTATATTAAATCTATAAAAATGGAATTAGAAAAAATCTTATCCCAAATCAAGTCGAAAGTCGGACAAACCGACGTATCCGACCAGTCCATTTCGGACTACATCAAATTGCATCTGCCTGATGATGCCGAACCCGATGAAGCCTTTTACGATAAAGCCGTTAAGCTTATTAAGTCGTTTCAGGGCAATATGTCGAATTTCGCAGCAACTACGGTTAGAAAACAGGTGGACGCAAAATTAAAAGAGCTAAAAAATAGCCAACCGCAACAAGCAGAACCGAAGTCGGAGAACCCGAAAGAAGGAGATGCAGAATTACTGAAACGGCTTGAAGCGCTTGAGCAGGCTTTCGAAAAGGAGAGAAAATTAAACATGGTCAATTCTTTGCGTAACGAAGTAAAGTCGAAGGCCGACGCTCTTAAGGTGGCTCGTAAATCTTTGTGGGAGGACATAGTATCTACTATCGACATACCCGAAGATGCAACGGCAGAATCACTTTTAGAGACAGTAAAACCTATTTATGAGGCAAAACTAAGGTCTTACTTGGGAGATGGAGCAGTACCTTATCAAGGTAATCCAAATCCGCCAAAAAATGACGGAGGCAAGTTGGACGAGTTCTTTGCCAAAAAGTTAGGACAGGCCAATGTGCCAAAAAAAGAATAATAACTTTAAAAAATTAAAAGAATTAGATTATGAGTGATTATGGACGAAAAGAAAAAACGTTCGGCTCTGGGAAGAACATCTGGGTAGATGTTCCGAAGGTCTATCCTGTTGGGGGTAAAATTAATACCTCAGGGATGACTCTTGGAGACGTAATTCCTGCCGGTTCTATCTGTGCTTTGAACACAGCCGCAGGTACTATTGATGTTTACTCTGCTATATCAAGTGATGCAGTAGCAGAGGTTGACACGCTTACTATTACAGCCGGGTGTTCCACTTCCGGCAATGTAACTGTTACTTTGGACGGGACAGCCGTTAATATTGCTGTTCTTAACACTGATACAACTGCTGATGCCGTTGCCGCTAAGATTGCTGCTACCTCATTTGCCGGGTGGACTGTTTCTGCCGCAGGTGCTGTAGTAACATTTACCGCTGACGTAAAAGGGGCTAAGGCTACACCTACATTTTCAGGAGGATCTACTGGTGTTACTGGATCATTTGAGATTACCGTATTGGGTAAAGACGTCGTATATACTGACTTTAGCGCCATAAACGTTAACGGATTATTGTACAACGATGTAATCGTAAATGAATACACAACAGGTACGGTAGTTTATGAGGGCATGGTATTCGAGGATATGCTTGAAGCACCTATTCCGGCGTCGGCTAAGGCGAAGATGCCGCAGATTACTTATTTTAAACACGCTTAAATTTGGAGGATAGACGATGAGAACTAATGTAAAATCATATTATGATCTTTTAGACTTCGGTTTAGGCGGTGCAAGCTTTCAACAATTTGTTAACAAGTTTTATCAGAAGTATAACGGCCCTCAAACTGACGGCTTTCAATGGGACGACGAAATTCAGTTGGATTTCACCTACGAACAGTTAGAGGCCGATTTGGGTGTAGCTACACTCCCTGTTTATACCGATATTGACTCTCCGGGTCTCTATAAGAGCTTCGAATCTTTCAAGATCGGTTCTAACAAGATACCTCCTCAAAAGCACGGCTTTGCGTTGAATCAAAAGATTCTTCGTGAAAGGATGATTTTGGCGCAAAGGTATGGAGAAGCCGCTTTAACAAGCGAAATGCAAGACGCATTACTTAGCTTACTGTTTGATTCTGTTGACAAACTGATAGCAGGTAATTACAATGGACTTACCCATCAACGTATGCGTATAGTTTCTACGGGTCAGTTTACCATTGACGCCAACAATAACCCTCAAGGTATTAAGGGAATTACGTTTGACTTTGGTATTCCTGCGGGCAACAAAGAGGTTTTATCTGGTGAAAATCGTTGGTGGAAAACTGACGTTCATACGATCGCAAACGAAGGAGGTACTTCTGATCCTATCAAGTATCTGAAGGATAAATACAAATGGGCTAAGAAGAACGGCTATCCTATGGGTCATTTTGAAATGTCGCAAGACTTGTTCGATGACCTGTTGGGACACAGCAAGGTTCTTACCCGTATCGGACAGATGATGTTCCCGAACGCAGGTTCAGATGCTTTGAGCTATGCACAAAACTTGTCTGACGATGCAATTGCGGCAGCCATCACTCGCTTGGTAGGGTGTCCTATCATACCGAGAGATTCTAAGGCAATGGTTGACAAGTACGATCCTGCAACAAGGTCTCTCAAAAAAGACTGGGTTGAAAACTTCAACCTTCTCAATGTTGCATACGTACCTGACGGACAGCTTGGGACTATCAAGACTGCACAACACGTACTAACGGGTGATCCTACTGTACGTACCGCATTCTTCGATGGAGGCAGAACACTTATCACGCAACGTTTCGAATCTCAAACTAAGAGCGTTTACGTTGAGAGCGAAATCTATGCGCTTTGTGTTCCTCAAGTTGCAAGATATATGTGTGTTTACACCGTAACCGCATAGACATGGCAACTACTCAATATACTACCGGCACTATCCCCGTAGAAGCATATCTGCGGGGGTGTGTTGGTTATTCTGTAACCGACGAAGCGTTAATATCAATCTTCGTTAAAAGAGGCGTAGAAGTCGGAACACC